ATAGCATACCTGTAGGAATCAAATAGCATACCTAATTCAATCCTATATGTACAAAAATTATAAAAACCCCCTAGACAAATGCTGCACTGCAATATAAAATACCAACAAAGGTTCCATAACGGAACCTAACTAACCATAAAGGAAATAACATGTACGATTTTTTTAAACCAATTGAGCTCAACAGAACTTACCAGCAAACTGAAAAAGCAATTAAAGACACTTATAATTTTTGGATAGGCGTAATCGCTGACACCTTTACGTTGTACAAAGCAAAATAAAAAAAACCCCCGGGGGTTTTAAGTCCGGGGGCCAAACCATCACAACAAAGGAGATTTGCGCATAGCTCAAACGAAGGAGGAAAAGCCACACGCAAAAGAATAGTACCATAAAAAACAAAAACGTTGTATACTTCCAACATTCGCTTACCCCAGCGCAACCAAGGAGGTAGTTAGTTTGCTTTTAGAGCATTTGGTCTCAGCCTCAGCTGCAGATTTTGTCCCAGACATTGAGTCTGGTGTGGACGACTTTACCCCCTTAGAAAAATTAGACGCGCCCCAAACTTTGGGCGCTCAAAAACAAACGGTAGACTGGTTAAACCAGTTCTCTTCCGAAGAGGACGAGCAAGAAATACTGACAAACGCTCAAGAACAACAAGTGGCCAACGCATTCGCGGCCCTAACTACCAATTCCCCAGACGCAAAGAACCAACTGCTTAATCTGCAAGTCCCAGAAGAAATCGTAAGCGCCGTGGCTATGGTTAGCGGGTACCAGTGGGAGTTTGTAAAGCAGGCCAATGAGCTCCGTTCAATGAGCGTAGCCAAAATAGTAAAAGAAACAGAGCACCCAGATGCGCGCATACGCTTAAAAGCCCTAGAGTTGCTGGGTAAGGTAACGGAAGTAGCCTTGTTTACCGAACGCGTAGAAGTAAACCAAAAAGAAATAAGCAACGAGGAACTTGAAAAGCGCATTAGAGAGAAGCTTAGCAAGTACATGGGCAAGGCTGACGTGGTGGAAGTCGATGAAATAGAGGTAGTTGAGAAAGTTGTTGGAAAAAAACAACACGACGACGAATGAATCTTGATTTCTTAACCCCAGAAGAGGCTTTTGCCGCGCAGCTAGCGCTAAAAGACATGAGTGTTGAGGAAAAAATGCTATTCCTTGCAGATTTAGAAGAGCAAGAGCACCGTGTGCACTTGCATGGTGCGCAAAATAAGCCATTAGAGTTTGCTAAAGCGGTCTATCCGGGTTTCAAAATCGGTCCGCAGCACCGCAAACTAGCTAAAATTTTCCAAGATGTGGTCGAGGGTCGAAAAAAGCGCGTAATTATTAACATTGCACCACGTATGGGCAAATCAGAGTTTTCAAGCTACCTGTTTCCTGCATACTTTCTAGGTCAGTACCCCGAGAAGAAAATTATTATGGCCACGCATACTGCGGGGCTTTCGGAAGACTTTGGACGAAGAGTAAGGAACTTAATTGATTCGGATGACTACAAAAGCGTTTTCCCCAACACAGTCGTTGCCGACGACCAAAAGGCTGCGGGTAAGTGGAGCACATCTGCTGGTGGGCAGTATTATGCTGCTGGTGTCGGGGGTGCCTTGGCAGGACGAGGCGCTGACTTGTTTGTTATTGACGACCCTCATTCTGAACAAGACATGAAAGCAAATTCAAGGCTAGCGTTTGATAACGCCTGGTCTTGGTTTCAAACTGGTCCGCTACAACGTTTAATGCCGGGGGGTGCGATCATAGTAATTATGACGCGATGGTCCCTTTTGGACCTTACTGGTCGAATCATTGATTACAACATAAAAAACCCACACACTACCCCATGGGAGATTGTAGAACTACCAGCAATCCTTAACGAAGACACAGACACAGAAAAATCCCTTTGGCCAGAGCAATGGCCGCTTGAAACATTAAAAGCTACAAAGGCAGTACTAGATCCCCGTTATTGGAATGCCCAGTATATGCAGAATCCGACCAGCGACATGAGCGCTGTTATTGGAAGAAAAGACTGGATGATGTGGGAAAAGGAGGAGCCCCCTACTGTAGAATATATTATACAAAGCTGGGATACGGCGTTTGAAACAAAGACAACAGCTGACTATTCCGCATGCACAACGTGGGGTGTTTGGTACAACGAGGAGGATGGGAATTCCCCCAATTTGATCTTACTCGATGCCTTTAAAGACCGAATGGCGTTTCCAGAACTAAAGCAAGTTGCGCTAAAGCATTACAAAGAATGGAACCCCGATGCGTTTATTGTGGAGAAAAAAGCTTCAGGTGCCCCGTTAATCCAGGAACTTAGGATGATGGGTATACCGGTACAAGAGACCAACCCTTCCCGTGGAAATGACAAGATGGTTCGCTTGAATGCCGTAGCTGATCTTTTTACTAGCGGGAAGGTTTGGGCGCCCGATAGGCGGTGGGCCCGGGATGTAATAGAAGAATTGGCGTCATTTCCAGTTGGCGAGCACGATGACTTTGTGGATACGACAACCCAGGCACTTTTGCGGTACCGCCAGGGCGGGTTCATTAGTTTGGACACCGACGAGAAAGATGATTTGCAGTACAAGTACCGCCGAAAAGCGGCATATTATTAAAGGGGGATACTATGTTTATGACGAGTAAAGTACAATTGCTATGGCGAGATGTTGAACGAGCTCGCAGGATTGCGGCTATTCAAGGTGATATGGACCCAAAAGATGTGTGGGCTAAAATTCCTATTCACCCATCTGTAAAAATAGCTGAAGAAGCATTTTGTAGAGAGCTGTTATTTATTTTTCCTGATTTGCTTGAATACTGTTATTCGATGGAAAAAATAGCTTTGGAGTCTGGAAAAGAAATTTCTAGCCTGAAGCACGAGTTAAACATGTTAAAAGAAGTGCCGAAGAAAGTTCGGAAACCAAGGGCTAAGAAAGTTAAGGAATAGATATGCCAGTAGATAAAGGTTTATACCAAGCGCCGAAAGGCCTAGAGCAGCTGACTCAGAACGAGCCAGACATTGAAATTGAAATTGAAGACCCAGAAGCAGTTCATATTGCTGGCGATGGCTTTGAGCTTGATATTGAAAAAATGGACGAAGTTGATGGTAGCGAGGAGTTCAACCAAAACTTAGCCGAAGAACTTGATGCTGGCGCCCTTGAAACGATTGCCGGTGATCTGGCCTCTGACATCGAAAACGATTTGGCTTCCCGCAAAGACTGGGAGCAGATGTACAAAGACGGTATTACATTGCTTGGTCTGAAGTTTGAAGAACGCGTAGAACCTTGGGATGGCGCTTGTGGTGTATTCCACCCAATGATTACAGAAGCCGTAGTTCGTTTCCAATCAGAAACAATTATGGAGACTTTCCCTGCTAAGGGGCCAGTCCGTACACAGATTATCGGTAAAGAGACCCGCGAAAAGATGGAAGCGGCGCAGCGTGTCGAAGCTGACATGAATTACCAGCTTACAGAAAAGATGCCTGAGTTCAGGAATGAGCACGAGCGTATGCTGTGGAATCTGCCATCCGCTGGTTCTGCGTTTAAGAAGGTGTACTTTGATCCGTCTATTGATCGCCAGGTTTCGATGTTTATTCCAGCAGAAGATATTATTCTGCCTTATGGGGCTAGCGAAATTGCTTCTTGCCACCGCGTTACACACCGTATGCGCAAGACTAAACAAGATTTGATCAAACTCCAGCGCGCTAATTTTTATACTGATGTTGAACTTGGGGAACCACAAAAGTTCCGTACTGAGATTCAAGAAAAGAAAGATAAAGAAACTGGCTTTACTGCTAGTTATGACGATCGTTTTGAACTGTACGAAGTACATGCTGATTTAGACTTACCTGGATTTGAAGATAAGGATGATAATGGTGAAGAAACAGGAATTGCTCTGCCGTATGTGGTTACAATGGTACGCGGCACGAATCAGGTTTTGGCGGTTCGTAGAAACTGGAAAGAAGAAGATCCACTGCGTCTTAAACGCCAGCACTTTGTCCACTACCAATATATTCCTGGTTATGGTGCTTATGGTTTCGGCCTTTTCCATCTTGTTGGGGGTTTTGCTAAATCAGCCACTTCCATCTTGCGACAGCTTGTCGATGCCGGAACATTATCGAATCTGCCGGGTGGTTTAAAATCCCGTGGTCTTCGTATTAAAGGTGACGATACCCCTATTGCTCCAGGTGAATTCCGTGATGTAGACGTTGGTTCAGGAACTATTCGCGACAATATTTTACCGCTTCCATACAAAGAGCCATCCGCAGTTCTAGCGGGTTTAATGGACAAAATCATTGAAGAAGGCCGCCGCTTTGCGGCTACTTCTGATATGCAAGTATCTGACATGTCTGCCAACGCCCCTGTTGGAACTACCCTAGCAATACTTGAAAGAACCCTTAAGGTTATGTCGGCTGTTCAGGCGCGTGTACACTACGCATTGCGTCAAGAATTAAAACTAATTGCTGGCATAATTCGGGATTACACAGATGATGACTATACATATGAGCCAGAACATGGCGACATGCAGGTTAAAAAGTCTGACTACAAACACGTAGATATTCTTCCTGTATCTGATCCTAATGCAGCAACTCTATCTCAGCGTGTTGTTCAATACCAAGCAGTTATTCAATTAGCCCAATCAGCACCACAGATTTACAACTTACCAGAACTTCATCGCCAGATGCTAGATGTGCTTGGTATTAAGAACGCTGATAAGCTGGTTCCACTTGATGACGACCAAAAGCCGAAAGATCCAGTAACAGAAAACATGGCTGCTCTGAAAGGCAAACCAATGAAAGCGTTTATGTTCCAGGATCACCAGGCGCATATTCAGGTACACCAGATGGCTATGCAAGACCCAATTGTTCAACAGCTTATTGGGCAAAACCCACAAGCACAAGCAATTATGGGCGCAATGCAGGCTCATATCGCAGAACACGTTGGCTACGCCTACCGTCAGAAAATCGAAGATGCTATGGGTGCGTCACTCCCATCACCAGAGGACAACTTATCGCCAGATTTGGAAGTTCAACTTTCTCGTTTGGTAGCACAAGCAGCCCCACAAGTACTGGCCCAGTCCCAAGCTATGGCAGCGCAGCAACAAGCCCAACAGAACGCTAAAGACCCGGTAATGCAAGCTGAGTTGATTGATCAGCAAGTTAAACAAGGCGAATTGGAGCGTAAGAAGGCTAAAGACCAAACCGATGCCCAGTTTAAAGCCAAAGAACTCGCACTTAAAGAGCAGGAGCTTCAGTCTAAGAAAGTACAGGCTGGAGTATCTACCGCTGTAGACTTTATTAACCAGCAACAGCAGCATCAATCCGTTAAACGCCAGACATTGACTAGCGGGGCCTTGCAGTTAGCCCAACTAGCTCAACAAGATAAAGAGCATAGGCTTAATACAGAAGTAACCCTAAACCAACAGCAACAAACACCTAAGGAGAGTAAAACCAAATGATGGACCTACTAACGGCTGATTTCATAGCCGCAATGCGTGATAAGTTGCGCACAGATATGAATAACTACACTGACGATTTGGCAAACGGACAGTGCACAAGTTTTGAGCAGTACAAAGAGCTCTGCGGTGTGATTCGAGGCCTAGCATTTGCAGAGCGCCATTTATTTGACCTCGCTGACAACATGAAGGAAGACAACGATGAGTGAAACCATCGCTTTGCCCCCACAAGGGCTTGTATTACCGGATGGCACTATGCATTCGCTTGAAGCAGTAGACGTAGAAGTAACAGAGGTACCTGAAGAGCCAACACCCGAAGAAATCCAGGTGCAAATGGCCCGCCAGCTACCTGAACCACGTGGTTGGAGACTCCTGTGTTCGCTGGTTACAGCCACAGACCAATACGATAGCGGCATTGTTAAGGCTGATGAAACTAAGAAGATTGAGGAGCTAACTTCCCCAGTTTTATTTGTTTTGAAGCTAGGTGATCTAGCCTATAAAGATGAAGCTAAATTTCCAACAGGTGCTTGGTGTAAAGAAGGTGATTTTGTTATTACCCGCCCTTATACAGGTACTAGGATCATGATTTACGGAAAAGAGTTTCGTGTTATTTATGACGACCAAGTAGAAGCGGTTGTCGAGGACCCCCGCGGAATTACCCGCGCTTAAAGGAGCAATTATGGTTTACAAATTCCCAGACGAAGACGGAAGCTTTGATGAAAAGCCAGAAGTCGAGTTAGATGTAACTGCTGAAGGCGATGTTGTTGAGGCGGATATTGTTGTTGAAGACGATACTCCTGAACAAGATCGAAAGGCGCAGCCCCTAAACCGTGATGTAGAAGATCCCTCGGATGAAGAGATTGAGGGCTATACAAAAGGTGTTCAATCGCGCATTAAAGAGCTAACGCATGCCCGTCATGACGAGCGTAGAGCCAAAGAAAAGGCTGAACGTGAGAAAGAAGAAGCAATTCGTCTAGCTCAACATGC